AAGAAACGTCCGCTGCGTTAAGTGTGTTCTTCGCGCGTCCCATCGGTTATTACCAATCCAGTTTAACTCTTACAAGTGCTTCTTTAGTGAAATCTTTTGTTAAAGGTTTCGAAAGTTTTGCTACAGCTAATAATTCATTGTTATCATTAAACAAACCCACGGTTGTAGGGAATGTCTGAGGACTGTTTATGAAGTTAGAATAAATCAATTCACCTGTAGATCCTGAAATAATTGAAGGATTTGTAGTGTAGTTATATTCCTGACTTCTAACACGAACAAATATATAATCAGAAGAAATGGTCTCTTGAGAATTAAGAGCAAAGTTGGCTCCAGTTCTTATAGCTTGGAATATATTTTCTTTATTTGTAGAACTAGCTGCATTTGTGGCTGCACTAGAAAGAGACAATGCGATACCTCCATTACCTGAAGTCATTGTTAAAGCGGCAGGATTTAATACTATAAGACCAATATCTGGTAAGAAAAGACCATAACTTCCTGATGCGGTGTATCCTTTTGCTGGTGCTCCGGTAGGTGCTGTTGCAGTTGTAGCTATTCCATTAGATCCTGAAATAACATCAAATACCCGACCTCCATCTACATAAGTAACAGTACTAACTTGATTAGAGTTATCTGTTAATCTTACTGTATTACCAGAATTAGTAAGAGTAATATTAAATGTGCCAGGGAAAAGAGCCTCTTTATATCTATTTCTATCTATTTGAATTGCAATTAAATCAACTGATGAAGTATTTAATCCACCAAAATTAACTGGAGATTCTGCATCACCATATATAAGGTTTCTATATTGACCAAATATAATTCTAGTAGGAGTATTAGCAGATACTAAGGGATTAAGAGGGGCAGATCCACCACCATCAGATCTACCATAAGCGATAGAAAATTGAACTGAAGCAGTATTAGATGTAAAAAGAGCATTATAAACATCTACATAATAACTGCTAGTTAAATTTGCTGATGCCGTAAAAAAAGAAGTTAAAGTCGTTACATTATTACTCCATGCAGGAGCAGTAACTGAATCCGCTGATACTACAAAATCTGATGCGTCTAATCTAGTAAATGACATGTCTTAATTGATTATGGATTTTGTTTAATTACAGTTACAGGAATACTTATACGAGCACCAGAATCACGGCCTACCACAATCAGAGTGGTTTGCAATTGTGTGTTAGTACCAAATAGGGTATTAATTGTTGTAGCAGTCAAGTTAATTGTTGTGCCAATCACTGTCTTACTAACATTAGTACCAATGGTTGTGGTGGTGTTAAGAGATGTGGCCTCAGGGGTGTTAATACCAACTCCATTGAAAGCAGACATTGTCCTTACATCACCGATAGTGGCAATGTATCCAGACTGTTCAAAAGTAGAGGTAGCACCAAGATAATTAAGAGTCTGAGGTGTGATAGCCAGAGAAGCTCCTTGCTTAATTGTGATAGCTGTGTAGCCAAGATCAAGCACAGGAATCTTAGCTGTTCCCCTGGGCAGGGTAATGAGCTTGTATTTCATTATCTCATTGTCATTAGGGTATGCCTGGATGATAGGCATTGCCTCAATAGCCTCACCGTAAAAAGCTGAACCAGATGGGTGATTTGGGTTATACAGGGTATAATCAATCTCGTCATCCGCTAAGCTGAATTGAGTGATTCTAAAAGATCCGTCGTTTTTTGCGAGTAATTCGCGGCCTTTCTTGGTCAGAATGGCATCTACTACGACTGAGGTGCTACTTAAATATGACATAATTATTGTTCTTTTAAATAAATATTATGGTTTTCAGTTTTAAATCAAATTTTGTTGTTTTAATGCTTTTATGACATTTCCTGAATTATCTCTCACTACTGGATCAATGTATTGAGGTAAAAGCAATCCATTTTCTACTAGAGTAGGACTTTTTGGATTATATTTTAACATCACGTTGGTTTCGTCTGGAACATGTTTCCATATAACGTATCTACACGTTCTAAATGGAGCACCAGAAATACTTTCAGTAGGAGTACTGGAACCTGAAAAAAACAAAGCTAAATTAATACCATCATCTGGAACAGCTAATTCAAAAGCCATTACTGAACTAGTTACGTTTGTTGGAGGATTTGCTCCTATATATCTAGGCCCGCTTTTTATAACATACTCAAATTTCTCATCCCAACCTAAACTTTGAGAGTTATACAAGGAAATTCTATCTCCTGGGGAAAGTTGAAAAGGTAAAATAACAGGGGAAAGTCCAGATGCAGCCCAATCGATATCAGATGAGGAAGAAAAAATTATAGGTGCAAAATCGCTACTATAATAATATGACATAGTAGTGTTAAAAATTATTTCATTAGATTCTGATCTAAAATATAAGCAAGTTAAAGAACTACTAAAATCAGTTTGATAAAAAGTAAATTTACTACTACCGCCGCTGGCACCACCACCACCACCGCTTCCACCTACCACACTTGTTATAGATGTTTCACAACATTCTACGTTAGTAGGGAAAAACACTCCACCGCACTCTGAGCAACCATTAGCTCCTCCATTTTGCTCTACATCTCTTATAGTGGTTATTGTTAATGTTTGTATTCCTGAAGTACCGGATAAAATTGTTACTGTTCTAGATCTCGTGTTATATCCATCGGTTGCTCCACATCCCAATAAAGAAGGAGTTAGATAGGATACTGTAACAGTAACATCATAAGGCACATTACCAATACTAGAAGATACGACTAAATAAAGAGCATAATTACTATATCCTGATCCTCCTTCAGAAGTTTCACAAGCCCACCAAGTAGCTGTGTAATTACTAGGTTGGGCAGCAGGATCACCTGGACTTGCGCCAGAACCTTGAATTACCGTAGATTCTGGGAATGTTGATAATAAAAATTTATGAGAAGGAGATGATTGGTTTACATTGTGGTATATTGGTAAATATCTCCAACCACCTTCATATATTGCTACTGTAGGATTATTTGCTAGTTGCTGAGTATAAGGATTTAACTCGTCATATTCAAAGAGTGCAATATCTGTAGATTCTCCTGATTTAAATATATTTTGTACTTCAAATATATTTTTATTGGTTTTTGTTAAATCTAAAACATTCTCATTATTGTCTATTAAATATTTTATCTGCGCATTAGACCTTCCTGGTAAAAATGCGGATGCAGTATAAATGTCTATTAAATAAGCATATTGATATTTTATCTTATCAATCGCTGCTGTTTTACCATAAGATTGATCTCCAGTAGTATAAGTATTATAAGTAGCACTTATAGTATCTGATCCTACATATCTTGGTATTAGAGATCTTTGAAGGTTATAATTATAATCTTGTAATTGTGCAAATGGATTATTTGGATTAGTATACGCTGAGTATGCGTTTGTATTTAATTCATTTAGTGAATAGGTTACTGCTCCATAATTAACGGGAGTCATTTGATCGGAATTATAATCTAAATCAATAAAATTTTGAGATCTTACAGATCCACTTATGTTTTGATATAAAGCTCCGTAATCGTAAAAATTAATAGATCCAGTAGTATGACTAATATAATCCCCTTGTTCCATTGCCAAACCATTAGTAGCAACTATTAATGTACCATCTAATTCTCCATTATATAGTTCTTCATTTTGAGAACTAGAATAAGAAGCCAATCCAAGAGGAGTCACTACAAATCCTGACCAAGCAGTTGATCCACTAAGAGCACCACCATTATCTGCAGAAACTTCTAGAATATCTATTGACTGTGAATAATCATTAAATGTTACAGAGGGTTCGTTTCTTGCGTACTTATTTCTCTCATACATGTGAGATTTTACAATAATACCAGTAGAGACATTTGCTCTTGCAGGAACAAAATCTTTAATCGTTTTGAATAGAGTATTATTATAAAACTTAAGAAGTCGAATGTATTCCCAAACACTATTAGGTTTATTATAGGATGCAAAATATGCGTTACTTGCACTAACCAATGGAGTATAAGATGCAGAATATTGATATCCAGGAGATCCTATTAATTGGTCTAGACTAAATATTCCCTGACTAGCTGATATGTTAGCGTTAATGACATCAGCTGGAGAAAATCCCACTTCTACATTTGTATTGTTTAATCTTGTATTTCCTTGATAATACTGAATCGTAGTATAAGGAGATAGTAAAGAAGAGGATATGGTCAAACCTCCTGTTACATTCCCACCTGATCCTGTTGCTATGGTAACTTTATATTCTGATGAATTGAGATCAATAATACCATCAAGGGATCCTGTGTAATTACCTCCAAATTCTCTAACTGTTAGAATTTCTTCTGGTATACCAAAAATAGATACCAAGGCTTTAACTCCTCTAGCTGTGCCTTTTGATTTTAATAGATAAGGTAAGTTATGATAAAGGCGCTTATACAACTCGTCTTGTATAGTTTCAGCAGGCAGAGTTGTTAAACTAGACGTTACATAGTTTGTTATTTTCTCTGATCCTGTAGGAGGTAGTAGACTACCATCAGGGTTTATACCAAATAGAGTATAATAAAGGTTATCTGAGACGTTTGAGTTTGTATATAACTGGAATCCTAAGCCTTTGAGAGCATCAGATACCATATCCAGAGATATGCCAGTATTAGGATTATTTGTGGCATTGTATCTGTTCTTAACATCTTTATAATAGATCCAGATGTTATCAAAATGCTGACCAATCATATCCAAGAATGTGATATAAGGTTGGTTAGCAGGATCGTCTAAAAGATATTGAGGTATAGAATTATGAAGTAAATCTTTATTAGTTGCATCATAATAAGATGCTGACCAAAGCAAAGATTGAGTTGTTGCTGTAGGAACAATATTTACCCCTCCTAAAAAATTGGAAGCTTGAGATGAGGTTGTAGAATAAAGCGAATATGGTTGAGTTGATGTGCTTTTTGGCCAAGCCCAACTTGCTGATTCAAAATATAAGAAATATTCGTATGTATCAAAATTCTTTATAATATTATCTATTGCCTTTTGTTCAGCTGTTATAGAAGAACTAACAATAGAACCTCCTCCAGTAATTGCACTTTGAGAAATTATAGATGCATTAGATGCTTCTATTAGTTGTAATTTATATACAAAATTATTTATTCTCTCAACAGCGCTTGAAAAATGTATAAAATTCTTAAAGTCACAATAATCTACATTTATTTGAATTGCTTTGTCTTGATAATAGCTTAATAACTTTTGAAATGATGAAGTTACTGGGCTAAGTAATAAATTATTGTAATTGTAATAAGGAGTTGTTTGACCATTTTTTGTATTGAGAACCACATTATAATTAGGTCCTCTAAGTCTATTTTGCTGTTGAATTAATTCGGCTTTAACTTGAATAATTATATCAAAACTAACAGATTCTGCAACTTTATCAACAATCCAAAGCTGGGTTTTAATATCAAAATCAGAAGGTAAAGGTTCATATAATTTAACAAGTAAATATGCTCCTTCATCGTCTTCTGTATAGGCTACATTAGTTGCTATTACAGTTTGATTATTACCAAAATTAAGATAGAATATTGGATAATAATTTTTTGTATTAGCATAATCTTGATATGCGGTAAAACCATCTCTAATACCAATATTAGAAATAACTTGAGAAGCTAATTTTAATTCTGTTCTAGAAGTAGAAATTTCTTTAATCCAATAATTCTGATTTGCAGAAGAATTAAATAGTTTCTTATAAAAATTATATTGAGTTTTTAATGTGCCTCTATTATATCCTCTGTTTTTAACATCCTTCTCAGGATCTAAAACAAGATTAGAATATGTGTTATTTTTAGGATTAGCTGTTAAAAAAGGATAATAATCAAAAGCATCATAATCAACTTCTAGTAGTGATCCTAATTCGTCATAGATATAAAGTTCAAGATAATCATCAGCTTCACCAAAAGCTGTGTTAATAAAATTAGATGCTATTAATTGCCTATCTTGGATTGATAGGTCTTGAGATTGAAAACCTTCACCAGAGTAAATTATATTTACTTTTTCCATTATTGTAAATTATTAATAGCAGAGAAATTCACATTTAAATCTAATAACTGCTGTCTTAAAGAATTTATTTCTTCTATAAGAGCTTGTTTTTCAGCATCTATAACAGAGCCACCAAGATATTCTTGACTTCTATTTACTAGATATTGATGAGAATTTGTTGATCCTGATACAGGTATGTCAAAAAATAATTGCTCGTAATATTGAAAAAAATCATCTACAGTAACCACAGTTGTAGTAACAGGTTCAACTGGTGATATTAACTCTGTAAAATTAGTATCAACAGCTTTTGAATAGGTATTTATACCATAAATCTCTTTTACAAGTTGCACGTTTGCCATTATCTAGTAACTTTAAAAATAAGATTATTATCTATGTCAAAAGATTCTCCATTTGATAAAACAGTTTTTATTAAAACCTTATAATATCTTTCAGGTTCTAGTCCATTCATGTAAACATTAAAATAACTATTTATACCATCACAACTAATTTTTGTGTATGTAGTATCAAAATCTATAATAGTATCTTCAGTTTTAACATCTTGAATTGACCAATATGAAGTCTGTGGAAGAGCCTTATTAGTTGTATATAAAGAAGAAGTAGTAAATACTCTTGCCGGATATTTGTCTCTTGCATTAACTATGAA